GGCGTGGAGAGCGATTTACGACGAAGCCATGCGTTTGAAGAGAGCGGCAGAAGCAGCTGCCCGAGCGGCTGCAGAAGCGGCTGCTGCGGCGGCGAGAGCGGCCGAAGAAGCGGCTAGAGAGGTGGCTAGAAAGGCCGAAGAAGCAGCTAGAGCGGCTGCAAACTTTTTCTGTTTCTCGGGAAATACACCTATTAAACTAGTAGATGGTAAGACCGTTTTACTAAAACATATCAAACTGGAAGATACACTCATAAACGGAACCATCGTACAAGCTACCATGCAAATCAAGTCGAGTAAAGAAGATCCATTCTATAAAATCTATAGTGAAGAACTTGGAGAGGATGTATTTGTAACCGGATCACATTACATAAAGTGTGGCGACAAGTACATTCCCGTGCGTGATTTTGAAAAGGCTGAAAAACTTGATACAGTAGACGACGTTCTCTATTGTTTAGTGACGAGCGACCACACGATACCCGTCGGTGAGTTTACCTTTTGGGATTGGGAAGACAACTTAATTCCGATGACTTACACATAGTATCACCGCAGTAATTGCGATTTTGATAAAATGAATTAATGGACGTTGAGATTCTTCGTCACTTGCTTTCAATTTTAAAAATTGCGTGATTTCAATTTTTAAATATGAAGAATTAATTATTAATAGCAAATACAAATTTGATTTGTATGCTTAGTTGGAGAAGGCGAGACCACCCATACCGGACTGGATGCGGAGGACGTTGTAGTTGGTGGCGAACATGTGCATAGAGGTGGCGCTACCGGGCTTCATCTTGACAGCAACCTGGGCGTTGTCAATGCGAGAGAAGTTGCAGGTACCGGTCGGTTGATGCTCCTCGGGCTTAAGTGCAAATGAGTACGAATAAACACCGGGGAGAGGGCAGCCAGAGTGGTGGACGTAGGGCTGGACCTGGTTGAAATACTTGCCCTTCTGCTCCTTGAACCTGTCCTGACCGTTGAGAACAAGCTTGAAAGTGTCGAGCTGACCGGCAGCCTCCTCGGTGAAAGCCACAGTGCCACCACCGGTACCGACCTTGACGAGAGGAGTACCAACGGAAGAGGGAGAGATGAAGGCGTTGGAAGCCGCGATAGCGGTGGAGTCGGACTCGAGGATGATCTCGGTAACGAGGTTATTCGAGGTGAAGTTCCAGAGAGAAGACTTGGCGGAAGTGTTGGAGAAAGACCACACGAGCTCCTTGACGGGGTGATTGTAGGAGAGACGCACCTGCTTGGTAGAGTTGGCATCAACAGTGTCAACACCAGTGTGCTGAACCTGCTCGATGAGGTACTCGTGTCCTTTCTGCGCAAAACGCCTACGCTCCTCAGTGTCGAGGTAGACGTAGTTGGCCCAGACCTTGAAGACAGACTTGTTAAGGAAGGTGTCAAAGTCGCTCGCTAAATCGAAATCTAAACGTACCTCGTGGTACTGCAGGGCAATTAACGGGAGGAAAAGACCGGGATTGCGGTTAAAGAAAAAAATGAGAGGGAGGTAGACAGTGTTACCGTCAGTTGCGGTAGTCATCTTACCCCAAGTGGCCTTCTTGGCCTCATCGAGGTAAAGCTCGGAGTAGAGCCTCCACCAGCGCTGGTAGTGTTTGTCAATTCTTTGACCACCGATGGACAATTCTACGGAGGAAATTGCACGCTCGGCGACCCAGTTGCAGTCACCAGCCTCCGCGGTAGCGGTAGTGGCGATGTCAGACTCGAGTTCGAGGTACATGTCACCGACAAGATCACCGTTGCGGGCAACAGTGACGGAGACGCGGCCGGAGTTAGCGGCAGTACCGTTGACGGTCTGCTCGATGTTCTCCATCGCGAAGTTAGTGTGGCGCTTGTATTTCGCCTGGTAAAAAGTTACCTCAGGGTTACCAGTAAGGTAGACATCCTGGGCACCGTACGCTACGAGTTGCATAAGACCACCGGCCATTTTGAGAGTTGTTGTACTATACACTGAGAAAATAATTTTGGGTTAACGCGGCATTTTTGGTTTCGATTTTTCTCAGCCTACATAAATGTCGACACACCCTGAAGAAGATGAGGTAGAGGACGGCGAGATTCTTGATTCCGAGTCTGATGATATCATCGAAGAGGAGGACGAGGAGATAGACTTTGATGAAGAACCAGATCTCATAGGGCTCATGACCTCACTCATGGCTACCCCCGAAGGTGATACCGTATGTTCCGCTCTAGTTGAAATTTCTAACCAGATGCAAGTACAAAATAAAATCCTTATAAAGATTCTTGCCAAACTTCAAAATTAAAATTCAGTTAAAAGAAAAATGCGTGGTGATAATAATGGAGGACACTCATTTCATCGATCGGGAACCAAACAAATATGAAGCACTCATGGAGCTACAAAAGGAAGCCGTACAATCGATGAATGAACAACAAATAGATTCTATCACCGACAAGTTTGAAATATGTTGGGATCTTCAAACCAAAGACTTTAGAAATGCCCGAGAGTTAGGGTACAGGCAATTTATTCACGGAGACTTCAGTGACCCCAACAAGATAGACATCTTAGCTATAAAACAAATTCGTGAAAGGCAACGTCAGTTTTTGATAACCCTGAAGAACCGAGCAAAAGATTTAGGAATTCTGACTAAAACGAACAGTGACGAAATCACGTTAAACAAACGTATCTGTAATATTCTGAAACAACTTTACGATGGATACGAAAACGTCAGGCGTCATTATATTTCTTACGAGCGTACCGTAAACCCCACAGCACTCACGCAAGTAGCTTCCAAGTACGACCCTTCTACTATGGATGATGGAGCTATCGAAGATTGTATTCCGTATCAAAAGTGTCTCATATACACTCTCGACGAGTTGTATAAGTGTGGGTACAGGCGATACAAAGATTTTTGCTGTGAAGAAATTAAAACCATCGATGGGTACGGAACTCGTGCCTGGATTCCTCGGTATGAAATCAAATCTTTCGTGCGTAGTATTGCGCCCAAAGATGATGAATTTGAAAATTGGAAAAACTTTACGAGCAAAGGGAACATTTATCGTGATGTTATTGACTACATCACGCAGTGCGTAGATCCACAGTTTCCTCAAATCGAAAAGAGACGTCACGTGTGGTCCTTCAAAAATGGCGTCTTTGTCGGTAAGGAGTGGATTCCTGATAAGGGACTGTATGACTGTAGATTTTACCCTTATGATAGCAAGGAGTTTCGCTGTCTAGATCCAACGATCATCGCCTGCAAGTATTTCGATCAACAATTTGACGACTTTTCTCACCTAGAAAAATGGCAGGATATTCCCACACCCCATTTCGACACCGTGTTAAATTATCAGGGTCTGGAAAAGGAAGTATGCAATTGGGCGTACGTGATGGGTGGACGTCTCTGTTATGATGTGGGTGATTTGGACTGTTGGCAAGTGATACCCTTTTTCAAGGGTATCGCGAGGTCTGGTAAATCTACGCTCATCAACTCAGTATTTAAGCGGTTTTACGAAAACGAAGATGTGGGTACCCTCGGAAACAATATTGAACGCAAATTTGGTCTCTCGGCTATTAAAGATTCGTTCATGTTTATTGCACCCGAGATTAAGGGTGATTTAGCTCTCGAACAGGCAGAGTTCCAGTCTATCGTTTCCGGAGAAAGTGTATCAATTGCGGTGAAGAATAAAACTGCCGTGTCAGTTGAATGGAAAGTTCCAGGTGTGTTAGGTGGCAATGAAGTTCCAAATTGGAAAGACAATAGTGGATCCGTCCTTCGACGTATTCTCCCATGGAATTTTACGAAGCAAGTTCAGGAGGCTGATCCTCATCTCGATAAAAAGCTAAACAAAGAACTACCAGTGATCCTATTGAAGTGTGTACGCGCGTATTTAGACTATTCCAATAAATTCCGAGATCGGGACATCTGGAACGTCGTACCAGAATATTTCAAAATTATCCAGAAACAAGTCGCTATGGTTGCCAGTACACTACACAACTTCCTCGAGTCGACCAGTGTCAAGTTTGGTGAAGAACTCTTCGTACCTCAAAAGCTCTTCGTACAGGTATTCAATCAGCACTGCCAAGCGAACAATCTCGGAAGGCACAAATTCCATCCCGACTTTTACGTGGGTCCGTTCAGCTCTAGAAACATCGAGGTCAGGAATGAGGTGGTGACCTATGGTGGCAGGGTATACCCAAGACAGCCGATCATCTATGGTCTGGATGTAGTCGAAGAAACCCTAGGATTCACAGAAGACTTTTGAAAAAAAATACTAGTACATAGTAGTAATGAGTAATCGAGGAATTCGAGAATTCATCGATAGCTCTGGCATCAGAGTAGAAAGTTCGTCGAGTCCAGCGTCTACCGCCTCATCGAACAATAACTTTGCGCGTGAATTAGAGCTTGAACTTATGAAGAAACAGGAAGTTCCACCCGCACTTAAAAGGAACATAGTGAGTAATCGGCGTTACGAGGGTATGTTTAAAGAGTTTGAAAATGATTCCGAGTCTAATTTAGGTTAGATTCAAACAGGCTTTGGCCGATACCACGTTTGATAATAACACCTTCGCATACCTGCGACCCAAAGATTCACTCCAAGTGAGTAAACTAAACCCCGGTATGTTTAACGCTACCGTAAATAAAATGTTTAAAAATGAACCTAGAATAGATATCAAAAATATACTTACTAAAAAACCACTCACTAAATCTCCCATTGGAGGCGGTCTTTATGTAGACACGAAAGAAATTAGAGGAATTGTAGGTCGAATGCGAACCACCTTTTCTCATACGAGGGAATACGGACCTAAAGGTGGACTCAATCAAAACTTCTTTAGTGCTGAAAAGAAGGGTGCCACCGTTAACTTTTTCAAGAATGGTAAGATTCGCTTCTCAGGGGGTTTCGTCGGAACCAACATAGAAATGCAACCAGAACTTCTCCGTCGTTTCGTGGTCGACAATTACAGCGATCGCGAATCCTTTTTATATAACCCATTCGATTACAATAACGTGAGCGGTCAGTTTAAGATTAACGGTACGTTCAAAAACATGGGACGAATCGTGAGTCTGTACAGAGAACTTAACATAAACTCTAGAACCACGTATGAACCGGAACTTAGTCCGTTTTTATACGTGTACGCCGGAGAGCACAAGTACATCATCACTAAAACAGGTAACGTACAAATTTCAGGTGCGGTCACTCCCACTGCCATGTTAAATGCGTACAATAGGGGTCAACAATTGATGGAACGTATTCATGAGATGGGTGAAATCGAAGTTACGGGTGTATTTGCAAACAGCGACAAGAAGACGAAGAAGCCCAAGCCCAAGCCCAAGCCCAAGCCCAAGCCCAAAGCGAAGGCGAGTCCTAAAAAGAAGAGAATTCTCAATAACATTCAGGTGTCCGTGTTGAAGGTGAACAGTAAGAAATGTGAACGTATGCCTAAGAATGAACTCATAGATCTCGCGCGAAAGATGGGTGTCGTCAATTTCCGCACGACCACTGTGAATGGTAGTCGTGCTTCTACTCGCAAGGAAATATGTGAGAAGATACGAAGTATCTCGAATAAGAAACCCATAACATTTAAAAACGTTCAAGCCAAAAAGAATGTTTCCCTCACTGGAAAGGTTAACACTAAGAATTTCCGTGTAGGTAAGAAATTGTGTTCTAGTTTGAGTAAACCCGAACTCTTACGAATCGCCAGCATTCTTAAACTCGAGATAAACCCCAAAGATACGAAGGTTGATATTTGTAAAAAGATTGAGAAGGCGCGCAATACCATTTCCAATAAACCAAAGACGCCTCCTAAACCCACTAAAATGCAAATTCGACAAAACGCGGCTCAACAGAAAAGGAACGCTAAACGCGAGGTTACCATAAAAAGGCGAAAGCTTAACGACAATTCTATACGAAACGAACTCGCTAAGATGTATGGTGTTCGGTGGATGAAGCGGTACAAACCCAATCTCAACAACGATGTACGCGCGGTTAAGAATGCTCTCAACGCACTGGAAGGAAATAAGGGTACAGGTCTTCCATACAAAAAGGATATCAAAGCCGTCGAGAAAAAAATGGTAAACAGGTGGATGTTCGAGCGTAAGAGGAATCTCGAAAGAAAGTACCTCGAAAATAACGCGAACGTTGCGGGTATACCGTACAATTTACGCAACAATTACAGAAAGGCTGTAGCTAATTACATATTAAACAGAAACGGTAAGCCCGTTTCTAAAAAGGCTATAGACGATTATAGAAAATATTGGTTAAAGTTTAGGGCTAATATGAATACAAATGGGAACGCGCGAAGAAATATTGGGGCGGCTCGAGCTCGGATTGAAACGTTATAAACACGGTGTACGAGTCGACGACGATACCCGATCATGGGGAACGCCCAATGATTCGTGGATAGACATGGCGAAAGAAGAACTTTTAGATGCGGTGATTTACGTGATCGCAGACTATATCAGAACCGTAAGAAGTGAGGGAGACCGCGCACCTAAACAGTTTCGCCAAAATGAGGAGCCTGATGATAACAAACTCATCATGTCGGTATTAGATGACTGGGAATATATAGAGAGCCCCCAGCATAAAATGATTTTATGGAATCTCTTCAAAATGCTCCGTAGTGATCTCTTCAGCGGTGAAGAAAGTGAATAAAATATTACTTCCACAACTAAACTGATATGCGGCTTCCCACCACATATGAGTTACAGCGAAGAACGTACACATTATAAAAGCGTACGCCTGTGCCCCTAAGAGCGAAGGACCCGTGAACCGATACGGAACTGGTTTTCTATGAAGTGCGTGACATGTCATTAAACCAAAAATAACGTTAAACGCATCCAGGTATCTTTGATACATCATCATCACTCCTATCGCAAAAAACACAAGGAAGTCTGCGGTGACCGCGTTTACTGGACTGTACTTAATAACACTCTCTTCTTCGGGAACGACTTCCTCGGGTGGGGGTACTGGAATTTCTTCGTTAAATCCAACCGCGAGGGAACCGTCAGGTTTTTCTATGACGACATGTCTTTCTCCCTCCATACTACTGTATGAAAGTTATTTTTTAAACCTCGGGTTGATATCTTTACCCGGTTCGGCTGTTTGTTTTAAATGCATGGTGTGATAGGAAAAATCATACCCCGGAAACGTGTTTTTGATTTTATTTGAAACGACCGTAGCTTCTCCCACTCTGGTTATACCCGAATGAACTGATTGCATCTCCAACTGAAGAAACTTATCTTCCATGTTTACGAAGGTTTTTAGACCATCATCGCGCATACCATCTGATCGCATCTTCATGTACATCTCTTTTGATTTACCATCACTCAGGTAAAAGTGTTTTGAGTTTCCAACCTCATCTGAATTGTGACCTCTTTCCATAATTAGGAGAAGTAAGACTAACACAAATAGAAAAAACATCTCTTACTACTCTCTCAGAAATGAAATGGGATCACTTTGAGGGGGTGGAAACTTATCCAACACTTCTTGAAGTTCGAGTACCATTTGTGTTCTGTGTACTTCAGCCTCTTCGGGGGTTTCGGCTTCTTCCATGAGTGTGTTGTACTTGATACGTATGAGCGCCTTGGCTGTTTCAAGATTGTTAATACCACTGTCTATACCGAAAGACTCCTTTTTATAAAACATGTTTGCTATGAGAAATGTGACAACTCCTGATAACAAAAATAGTACGATGTTCTTCATCTAGTATTAAATTAGAAATATTTTACCTAAACCTTTTTCTCATCCTCTCCTTAGCTTTTCGCGCTTTATCAGCTGCCCTCTTACCCCTGTACTCTTCCTTCTTCTTTTTCTTCATGAGCCTGGAAATCATGACAATAGCAATAATAAGTAAGACCACGACAAAAATCACACGACCCCAAGCACCCCTGTTGAGAGGACGCGCCTTGAGCCTATTCATGAAGGTAGGGGGAGGGGCGGCGATGTTTACAGCACTCGCGAGTGGTTGAACTGCGTTAGACATTTACTATTAGTCTAGAAAATTTTAGCGAGGTCATCAATTTTGTGAATAATGTTGTAAAGTTCGTTGTCATTCTGAACATCCTGAGGATTAACAATCTCAAGTTCAATTTGGTAAGAACATTCTTCCTCCGAATCCATATCCACGGAATCACCCGACGATATAGTCATGTCGATGCTGAGATTCTTCCGCACGAACGAATGTCGAGTTTTAGACCGCTTACGATCCATGTCGTATTCTCCAAACGTGGGTATCTCTCGAGAAATACTGAATCGAACATCGAGAGGCTGACAGGTGAAGTCTTCCTTGACGACCGAAATTTTTTGTACCATAGTTTGATCTCCGCTATCTTCGTCGGCAGTGATTCGAATATTATTGACGTCGTTATAGTATACGTCAACGACGGTCTTCTTCTTTGATTCCCAACCCTGATACTTATTCAGTCCCTTGAGAACTCGTTCCCAAGTTTCCTTTCCAACGTTAGTGTCAAACAAAGAGCCATTATGCTTTCCCAGGCGCATTTCCACTTCGATGTGTTCCTCATTCTTGAGGGAATTGAAAATTGGTTTAATACGGTCGTAGATGGTTTTGGTATTCATTGTCATTAGAGTAACGCGGCTTTACCTTAAGCCTTTTTTGTTTATAAAGTGTAATGAAAGGTTTAGTCAACAACGGTAACACGTGTTATTTTAACACAGCCGTGCAGTGCCTTTTGTATGTTCCAGTTCTGTCGAACTATTTTATACGTTTTCCCTTTGAAGAGAAAGATTGTGATTTTACAAAGTTGTACTCCCACTTAGTTGCCGTTTATTGGACTAAGGGTGAAGCGATGATAAACATCGATCCACTCGTCAAATCTTTTCAGAAACAGTTTCCCAGATTCAAGTCGAACGAACAACACGACGTTCAAGAGGCTGTCTTATGCATCATAGATATTTTAGAACGCGCACGTCCCACCATAAAGGAATGGTTCTATGGGAAGAAAACACAGGAAACGATATGGCCAGGAGGGAAAACAACCAATCAAGAAGATTTCAGCATACATTTAATCACTTCAAATGGAGAAGACATGAAAGAGATGCTCAACAAAAGTACAGACTGGAATGTGTTAGAAAATTTCGAAGACACGGACGGTACTATTCATAACGTGGCCACGACCCGTATGGTGTTTTCGAAACTTCCACAGGTTTTGATGATATCGTTCGATACAAAAAGTCACATAGAAATCATAGAGAACATACTGATAGACAAATACGAATATAACCTAATCTCAACCGCCGTTCATGTAGGAATACAAGATGATGGACATTACGTCACGTTCGCGAAAAGACGAAACAAGTGGTTTTTATTAAACGATGAATCTATTAAACAACACAACCTTCCCGATAAGGCGGGATACTATCTCATGGTCTACAATCTAAAAACTCCTTCATCTGAATATTCTCCCTAATATTCACGATTGTCCTGTAAAAGGTTCTTCTATTATTAGGATGCGCCTTATCGTATCTTCTCTTCAAAGGTTTCCACCACATGGGACTATCCCAATGGTGATACATACATTCCACGATAGCTCCATCCTCAAACCACGTTTCGTCTGGAATTTTACCAACCGGAATCTCAGACTCAAACACAAGTTTTCCCTTTTCTTGTACGTATAATCTCCATGCCAACTCTCCCGGGACACAACCGGGAGTCTCACGAGAAGGTTCTTTCTTCATTAAAAAGTCAATCGTATTCTTCTCCTGAGGCTTCCACTTAAACATAGTTTCATGAGTTCCGATCCGTATAGGGTCTGGTACAGGTGTAAACACTAAACCGTCGATCCTCTGTTGCACGGTCGGAAGATAGTCTTCCATAAACTCTTTAAAATTTTTCATCGCGTGGAACGTCTTCAATTGGAGACGGTACTTATCCGTTTTCATGTATATGACCGGTTTGATGACACCGAATTGCGCGTATCCGAGGCGGTCGAGAAGGTTTGCGTCCCACACAGACTTTCCACATACACGAATAGCATCATACACCATGAGTGTGTTTTCGTACAATTCGCCATCCAATATGGTTCCTTCGTACACATCTTTTTTTAGATTGATCGAAACCTTAAACATATCGAATGCGCGGTTAACAAACACACACGTCTTTTTTCCTTCGTACATGAAAGCCACCATCATGTGTCTCTCTCCATCTGTCTTCTCACATACAACATAGTCTCCACTTTTTAGGATTGGAAAATGTTTGTACTCAATCGAAATCGGTTGAGGTCCAGGGAAATAGTCTTTGGTTCCCCACGCAGAGTGGATGTACTCCACAACACATTTATGAAGCGGGGAGTCCGACTTTATAGACATGTTTATGTTTGAGGTAAAAACTTTAATTGACTTTCACACCCGCAGCATTCAATATGTTACTTAGGCATTCGTGTGTATATGTCAAGGTCAACTTAGATGCCGTAAACGCATATATGCGAACACCTTGTTCCTTGAATTTTTCAAACATCTTTGGATAAATCTTCCAATTTCCAGTCTTCTTATCTTTGATAGATTTCAAAACGTTTTTAGTGTTTAGTATCCAAACCCTGGGTTCTGTGGTGACTACATTATATATGTTCTCCGAAACCTTCTTTCCAACTTCCGTGTCAAATGCGAGACCCATTTGGGATGCTGGTTCGGTTGATTCTGAACGAATTTTCTTTTTAAATATGTCCCAATCGATACCTTCCTTCACACCCGGGAACACTAGACATCCTACGTTTTCATGTGATTCGAAAACCTGATCGAGTGTATCGTCGTCTACACCAATTCCAAAATCAAAAAAGAGTATACGATCCTTCGTCTTCATGTATTTTTGAACAACTTCAGCTTTCGCGTATGGGTCATCTATCACATAGACAATTTCATTGTTAATATTTTTTTGAAGACATCTCATATTCAGACGAAGAACCGCGTGAAGTGTTTTAACCGAACACGATTTTGAACGCGTAGTTATGATGGTAACGAGATTCATATTAATGCTACTACTCTAAGCCTTAAGCCTATCATTGAGACAACCCCCAAAAGGTAAATTACCCACATGACCAAGAGTTGTGTTCACATCTGCATAAATCTTACCTCCAGCTTGTTGCCAGCGACGACAAAATGCGTAGTCCTCGCTGAGATACCTACGATTACCTGGATCAATCATACAATCAAAGCATGCGTGATAGTCATCGAAATCCCTATTTTGATGATCATTTTTGCACCACAATTCAGGGAACTTCTCCTCCAGAGTTTTGAAGACGGAACGTTTAATGACCATAAAACCTGTAGGACCATCGAGAATCTCGATAAATCCATTTTGGACAGGCCTATTTTGAGCACCAAAGTTAATTACGAGACTAGACGAAAGCATAGACATATCACGGTCGTCACCCCTCTTAACAGCTTGAAC